ATAGTCTGCAAAATCTTTATACATCTGCTCTACTAGCGAAGTCGTCGGAACAACTATCAGAGTATTTTGTCCGCGTTCAACGTGATATCTCACAATCGAATATATCATCAGAGACTTTCCAGAAGCAGTTGGGGATATCAACAACCTTCTATTATGCTTTAGGGCGTCGTATACGCCTTCGATCTGATAATCCCTAGGCGCATACTTACTAACCGCAGTCATATAATCTTTTACACCCTCCTTTGAGATTATTTTATTAACCTCAAAAGGAAGACCATAATACTTACTTTCTACAAATTCATATGAGTATTCTTGATCTTTGCAAAACTGTATAATCTTATCTAATAATCCAACATATATTTCGCCATTCTGGGTATTGAATAGACGTATTTTTCCATCCCAATACTTGTTACGGTATTGAGGCATAAATTTAGCACCTGGAACATCAAACGTAAACTGATCTGCTAACTCATAGTAGACGTGTGGCTCCGCTTTAATTTGAAGAAAAACTTCGTTCTTCTTCGATATAATCAAATGAGACATAATCCATAAGATTCACCTATGAATATTTATTACCCCACTGTATACTTATATTGTTTATTGTTGATTGAAAGTATAATCTAATATCATTTTTTGAAGAGTATCGCGCATATACCAAAGATGCTCCTGTTCCTCATATGGTCTAGCAGGTGCTCCTGGCCAATATTTAATAGTTTCCAAAACAGAATGATGTAAAAGACGCACGTCTGATATCGTTAAATTTACTTGGTAATCAAATTCTTGATCTTCCATTAGAATCCTGCTTGGAACTTTTGCCAGTCAATAGCATTTTTAATTTGAAAGGTTCTATTTGATACTGTCTTGATAATTTCTTCTAAAAATTTTAAAGAAGTATCGTAGTAGCGAATCTTCATATCAATCTTATTTAATCGATCATCTGCATCTAGATAGCGTTGAATAGCATCTTTCTCACGGACTTTATATGGAAAAGGTTCTTCTTCATACACAGCGGGGTCTGCTTTACCTGTGTAAAAGTTATGACGTTCAAGTTTTACTCTGTTATATTGCCCTCTTGCTTTCTCTCTCAGTAATGTTATAGTATTGTACAATGTATAATACTTTGAGTGGAGTTGTGGAATCTTCAAAGATTCTTCATGTAGATTATCAGGATCTATAACAGAATCTTTCTGCCACATATCCTGAATTTTTTCAAGGACCATTATTTAATAGATGATGTCAATTGATATACAGTATACTTGAATGTTGCCTGTGCTGTAAAGTAGTTCACGTCAGTCGATGTTGCATCAAAGTCTAATGAACTAAGAGATACGGGGAACATATCAAGAAATTTTACATTAGCAACCTCATTGAAGTTGCTGTTGAGAATGCGGAGTGATCCATCAGCAAACTGCTCTTTCATATCCCTAATACCCTCTTTATCAGAGGTAACGTCAATAAACTGTTGTGCAGTTTCTGGAAATCCTAAACCATACATCCATTCATGAACGATTCTATAATTCTCCAAATTCTCATCAACTAGGAATTGAATTGTTAGATCACCAAAAGACAGTTTAGTTTCTGGGATATCAATATCTTTCAGATATGTTGGTTGTTTTGCAGTTGCCAGAGTTATTTCTGGTATCCTAGCACTATTACAAAAAAAGTCAACCTTTGGATATTTACCAAGATTGAATTTGAATCCAATACCAGATAAAAAATTTCTATTATTAATCTGGTTGGCCCAACTACAATTTCCCATCAGAGGTTTTTAGGTATTTAGACAAAAAAAGAGGGTCCGAAGACCCTCTTGAAAGAAATGTGTATCCGATGGATCACATAAGGTTTGCAACCTTGACACGTCTGTAGTAACGGTTGGCGTTCTTGTTGAGTGCGCCTGCAGCGACGTTGGTGCCTTCTGCGAATGGGTTCGCGACGATGCCGTAGCGAGTCTTGAATCCAATCTTGGGTTGGAAGGTGTCCTGACCGACTGCACGAACCATCTGAAGGGGAACGTATGGGCAGTAGAAGATACCTGCGTCATAAGGGGAAGAACCCTTATATCCTGCAACGTAGTACTGGGAACCAGTGCTGTTAGGCAGGTTTGCAGAATAAGGATCGATGTATACACGATACTTACCTGCGAGGACTCCAGCAAATGTATTGCCAGTGTCATCAACATTGAGGTTGCTGTTCAGAGCAGGGGTGTAATCAAGTACGCCTGCCATGGTCAGTGCGGAAGCAACGTCTGCGGAACACAGAATCATGTTGCCCTTTCCTCTACGAGTTCTTTGTGCGATTGCGTTTGCATCGCGCTCGATTTGGAAGATAAGACCCTTGAACTTCTCAACACTCCAACGACCGTTAGAGTCAACGTCGAGGTCGAAAGTACCAGCGTTAGCAACATTCTGCTGTGCGCCAGATTCTGCAACGTTATAGATGGTTCTGATAACTTCGCGGTTGATCTCAGCAAGAATCTCTGTGGAGAGAATATTTGCGAGTTCAGCCTCAGCGTTCAATCCGTGGATTGCCTTGAGGTCTTGTGCCAGTTCTAAGGAGTACTCTGCTTTCAGAGCTCTGGACTTAGCGGTTACGGTGACTTTCTCGATCGAGAATGCCATTTCGTTGAATGCACCTGATCCGTCGCCAAGATCCTCGGCGTCGTCGGTACGCATACCCTGACCTACGTTGTAGGTGTTATATGCTTGTGAACCCTCTGGGTTAAGCAAACCTGGGTTGGAACCTGCTTGTGCATCAGTACCCATACCAACGGCAGCATTTGTCATGCCATCGGTGAGAGCGCCAGCAGCAGCAGACTGACCAGAGAATGCGGTATCTGCTTCGTTGAACAGTGCTTCGGTACCAGTCTGATTGGTATAACGGGAACGCATCGCGAAGATGAGTCCAGTAGGACCAGACATAGGCTGAACGCCTGCGAGGTCATAAGCGACCAAGTTAGGCATTGCGCGTCTGATCAGAGAAATCAGAACGGGGTCGAAACCTGCAACAGGGGAGGAAGCGCCAGCAGAGAAACCTGCATTCGCTCCAGTATTGGTGTTAACAGTTGGACCTTCGGAAAGGAACTCGCGCTCTTCGCGGAGAGTTGACTCTTGGTTCTCCAGGAGTACTGCGGTAACAGCTCTACGGTGGGAATCCTTAATTGGATCCATTCCCTCGTAATCGAGGACTGGTGCCCACTTTTCCTGCAGAGCCTCTGTGTTAGGCATTTGCATTTGTTTAAAAAAATTAGTTTGAACGTTTATGATTTAAAAATCAGTTTTTGGCAGCTCTGGAAAGAGTGTCCAAATAGGCTTGCATCATTGGGGATACTTCCTCAGAAATAACCTCATCGGTAGAAACCTCTTCGGAAAGATTCTCAGAGGTGCTTGGAGTTCCGGCGGACTCGGGGAAATAAGATTTTCTCAGAGTTACCAGTTTCTCACGATAGTCTGTCTCACTTTCAAACTCAATATTTTCAGCGAGAGTAGAGAGTTTTTCTTTCTGGGTGTCTGCAAGACCCTCAGAAACAGTGGCGAAAACGCCATCTGCAGAAGACTCAGCCAATCTACGATTTAGAGCAACGTTTCTATCGATTTGCTCGTTGAGTTTACCTTCCATTTCATCTAGTTTATCTACCATGCTCTCAAGTACATTATACTTGTCTTCAGGGATAGTTACATAATGTTCTTCAAAAAGACCCTTCATTCCATCGAGGAATGATTCGGTAATTTCGCTCTTGAGACCTGCTTCTACTGCGAGTGCATTCTCTTGGAACCACTCATCAGCAACATACTCAAGATACGAATCGAGACGCTCAGAGAGTTCTTCTCTGATTGCAACAACTTCTTCTACCAGAGCATTCTGATAGGTTTCGTGCAGAGACTCTTGCATTTCTGCAACCTTAGTCTTAACTGCTGTCTCAAAGATTGTGCGTGCTTTCTCTTCAAACTCTTCGGAGAGTTCTTCACCCTCAAGAAGTGCTTGAACATCTGCTTCGCTGTCAAGTCCTTCCTCTTCTACGAGTTCTTCTTCTGTTTCTTCCGCTTCGGTAACAACTTCCTCTTCGGAAACAACCTCATCAGTGGTTGTTTCTTCTTCGGAAACTACTTCCTGCGTTTCATCAACTTCAACTTCTTCGGCTGCAGCAGCACGAGAGTTGACGACATCTCTAACTTGCTTGAGAGTAGCACCTGGCTCTTTCAATCTATTAGAATCATCATCAGGTCTTGAATTTTCGGGAGTAGGACCGCCGAGATCTTCTACTGGGATTCCAGCAGAAGTCATTGGCTCAGCAGCAGCAGCTCCTTTCGTTACTACGTTTTCCATTTCTTGTAAATTGTTACCAACGGACATTTGAATTATGCGATTAATTAATTAATTACATGTATTTATTTATAATTCAAAGATTTGAGAGGAAATTATTGAATAAATCCAATTTTTTCTCTTCAAGTTGTCTTTGATCTACGAGAGTATTAATTCTCTTCTTGGTTATTTCGGCAAGATGTTCACGAAGGATTCCTCCTTCCCAAACCCATTCTCTACCTTCCATAATTCCATTAACAAAAGCATCTGGGGCAGATGGATCAGCAACGATATCAGCAGCAGTTGCTAACTGAAAATCTTCACCAACAATCTTACATCCTTCACTGGTAGTTTGGAGTGAACCAACACCACGAGAAGAAACGCCAAGCATAACACCTTCATCGAGAAGGGAAGATGCAATTTTACCCATAGGGGTGGAAAGAATTTGTGCCTTTCCTTTAAAGTTATTACCTTCTCTAACTAAAGAAGTAATTTTATGAGAAACGCGGTCAAGATTGACGGTAGGACCATCAGGATGACCAAGTTCGCCAAGAGCACGACCCTTATTAACGAAAGATTCGCAGTAGCGATCTACTTCTTTAGAAAGGGTAGTAATGGGATACATTCTTCCATTACGGTTCTTGAGTTCACCTTGAAGGAATACACCTTCAATGTAAAGTCTCTTATTAGGACCCTTACCTTCGGTAATAATCTGTACGTTTGTTACTTCTTCTGTGATAAGTTTCATTTTTCTTAACCTGTTACTGGATTGCAGTTTTCATCATGACGTTGATATGTTCCGGGTGTTCTGGGAGAATTATCAGCATTTCTTGCTTGATATGTTCCAGGAGTTCTAGGTGTGTTATCAGCATTACGGGCTTGATAGTCCGCATTGAAGTTTTCATAAGTAACACTTGACCACCCTTCATTGCCACCAAATTGTGTGACTGATGTTTTTCCTGGTTGAGGAGAAACAGGATT